GCAGAACGTCAACGCAAGGGCGCGAAGGGTACGAAACCCCTAATCCGCACCGGGCAACTTCTGAACTCAATCACCTATGTTGTAAGGGAGGCGTAATGGCTCTGATTGACGTCAGCGACATCCTCCGTGATCCGGACTTTACGAACGTCGTGACGTTGATTCGCCGCGCCGCATCGGTTAATGAGCATGGCGAAAACGTGCTAGTCGAAACCTCGTGCCTTATTACCGCAGTAGTGCAGGGCGTCAATACCGAACAAATGACCAAGATGCCGGAAGGCGCTCGGATGTCGGACATGATTAACGTCCACACTCGCGGGCAACTGTATGCGGAAAGCCCGAACGGGTACTCAGACATCATCGTATGGCACGGTCGCCGGTATCAGGTTTATCAGGTCATCGAAGACTTTATGAATTTTGGCGCGGGCTATACACAAGCCATTTGCGTATTGGAGCCGGTTAATGCCAACACCTAATACGTCCGCCACCGGTGGCTACCTAACAAACACAACCGCCCCGCTTGAGGGCGTCGATTTAACACGGTTCCTTGGCTCTGTGATTGCCGGAGTAACGGCGTTGCCGGGGAATCTAGTGCGACCAGCTTGGCAACCGAACCCGCCAACGATTCCTGACATCACCACTTCGTGGGCGGCTTACGGGATCACAAGCAGACGCTCGGAAGCTGATCCATACATGGAGCAATCAAATACTGATGCGACCCTCATACGACATGAGGAGTTGGACATTCTTTGTACGTTCTATGGACCAGAGTGCCAAGCTATTGCCGCTTCATTGCGCGATGGGATGTATCTGTCGCAAAATAGAGAAAACCTGTTCATAGCTGGAATGGGGCTTGTTGGTTTTTCGGACATCGTTCATGCGCCGGAGTTGATTAACGAAAGGTTTTTCGACCGGGCGGATATGACGATGACGATAAGGCGCGAAATCAAGCGAGAATATCGCATACTGTATTTCGTTGCCGCCGATGGCATCATTAAGGCTAATCGGGGAAATGGAACGTTGACCCGTGAATGGGCGACCTAACTTAAAGGAGAAATGAAATGACTCAAGGCTTAAACGTTGGTCGGCTTGTAAGCGTGACCGTCAACCTCCAACCCCTAGCGGCGGCACGTCGCGGGTTTGGAACTCTACTTATCGCAGGTGATTCAAACGTCATCAATGGTTCGGAGCGCATCCGCACCTACCTTGACATTGAATCTGTGGCGAGTGACTTTGGAACTTCGGCTCCTGAGTATCTTGCCGCCACCTTGTATTTTGGTCAATCGCCTCGCCCTCAAGAATTGATGATTGGTCGCTGGGTTCGCTCCGCGACCTCCGGAATCTTGAATGGTGGCATCTTGACCGCCAATGAGCAGGTTATCAGCACTTGGACTCAGATTACTACCGGCTCATTCAAGATCAGTATTGATGGCTCTGAAAAGACGCTGACTAGCTTGAACTTCTCGGCTGTTACAAATTTGAATGGCGTCGCTTCGGCAATCAATGCCGCCTTGACTGGTGGAACGGTTGCTTGGGATGGTTCGCGCTTTATCGTAACGTCCAGCACATCCGGCACATCTTCAACTGTTGGTTACGCGGTTGCCGCGTCCACCGGCACGAATATCTCTGCCTTGCTGAAACTGACTGCTAGCACCGCGCTTGCTCCGGTTCCCGGCTTTGCCGCAGAAACTCCGGTTGAGGCTGTTGCGATCCTCGCAAACCAATCCGGTCAATGGTACGGCTTGTCTTTCGCCGCATCTACGATGCCGACTGAGGCTCAGTACATCGAGGTCGGCGCTTTCATCGAAGCCGCCTCGATCAGCCGAATCTTTGGTGTAACGGAAACCGACACCCGCGTACTGGACGCAACCTACACGAGCGACCTCGCAAGTGAGTTTGAAGCCCTTGGCTACAAGCGTACTTGCGTACAGTTCTCCGCGAATCCTTATGCCGTCTGCTCTCTAATGGGTCGCGCTTTCTCGGTGAACTTCTCCGCGAACCGTTCGACCATTACGCTCATGTACAAACAAGAGCCGGGCGTCGTTGCTCAGAACATTACGGAAACTCAAGCGCAGACCCTTAAGGCAAAGCGTTGCAACGTTTTTGTAAACTACCAAAACAACACCGCCATCATTCAGTACGGCGTGATGTCTGGTCAAGCGTACTTCGACGAAATTCATGGCTTAGATTGGTTTAGTGACGCCTTGCAAAACGCAGAGTACAACCTCCTCTACCAAAGCAAGACCAAAATCCCACAGACGGATGCTGGTCAAAACGAATTGGTTAACGTGGCTACAAGCGTCTGCCAAGAGGCGATCAACAACGGGCTTATTGCTCCGGGTCAATGGAACGCGGATGGCTTCGGTCAACTATCGCGTGGTGACTACCTTGACGAAGGCTTTTACATTTACACGCCACCGATGGCGTCGCAAGATCAATCTATTCGTGAGCAACGTATCGCTCCTCCGATTCAGATTGCCTTGAAACTCGCTGGCGCAATCCACGAGATCGACTGCATCGTTGACGTCAACCGCTAATAAGGAGAAATCAACATGGCAACCTATTCTTTTCAAGATGTCGCCGCCGCGCTTGTCGGCGTTGGTGGCTCAATCAACCTAGCCGCCGGAGCCGCAGTTTCGGAGGAGGGCATCACGATTGACGCTGTTGAAGACAAGAACGTTATGACCATCGGCGCTGATGGTTCCGGCATGCACAGCCTCGTTGCAAACGAGTCAGCTACCGTTACTATTCGACTGCTGAAAACTTCAAGGGTTAACGCTCAACTGCAACTCATGTACAACCTGCAAACGAAGTCAAGCCTAACTCACGGTAAAAACGTGATTACGGTACGCGACGTCGTGCGCGGCGACATGATTGCGTTAACAAACGTTGCCTTTAAGAAGCGCCCATCTGTGACTTACGCCAAAGAAGGCGGTATCATGGAATGGACATTTGACGCAATCAAGACGACTCAGATTTTGGGCGTCGGAACTCCGGGGATTTAATCTATGGAATTTGAACTTGAAGGGCAAACCTACCGTGCGAACAAGATTGACGCTCGTGCGCAATTCCACATCGTTCGGAGGTTGGCTCCCGTCATCGGCGAACTAGCGCCCGCGCTTCAAAACGGCAAGGGGGGGATGGACGCCCTCCCTCCGCTGGCGAACGCGATTGCAAAACTCCCCGACAGCGATGCTGATTACTGCCTGTTTGGACTCCTCGCTTCTTTGTCGAGGAAACAACCACAGGGCTTGGGCTGGACTCCGGTTTGCACCGGAACCTCGCTCATGTATGACGACATCAGTATGGTTTCGATGTTGAAACTGGCGTGGCAAGCCCTTCAGTTCAATATGTCAGGTTTTTTCGCCGGACTCCCCTCGGATTTACAAGAAGCAGCCCTGAAAGCAAACGCCCCGTCCAATGGGTAACGCTTCCCGATGGGGAGGATTGGTTATTGCGTCCGGTTTTAAGGGGGCTATGCAAGTATGAAAGTTTGATCGACGGAACTCTCGACCTTGCGGATATAGCCCTCTTAAACGACGCGCTTGATGTGCAAGAGGAGAATGAAATGAGATACCGCGAGGCTAGCAAGTGAGTGCAGAAACGATCAAAGAGTTTCTGGTCGGACTCGGCTTCGAGGTAGATCAGGCTGGGCTTCAAAAATTCACGCAGGGGATTACCTCTGCGACTCTAAGAGTCGCCGCTATTGGTACGGCGATGACCGCCGCCGCCGCCGCAGTAGTCGCGGGGGTACAAGCCGTTGCTTCAAAGTACGATGACATCGGCAAAGGCGAAGATCAGTTTGCGGAACTCGGCATCTCGATGCGCGACGCCCAAGGGCAGATTAAGCCAATGGGCAAGCTGTTCGATGAGCTTGCCGGTCAACTTGACGGCGTAAACTCTGAGAAAGCCAAAAAAGCCCTAGAACTACTTGGCATCGACGGCGACAAACTCGAACTATTTAAAGACAACCTTGGCGAACTTCGTGACGAAATAGCCGCGATTGATCTTGCGTCAGGACTTAACCTTGATGATGCCGTCAAGGAGTCGTCGATTTTCATGGACACATGGAAGGCGATGCAACAGGAGATTGCCAAGTGGCAAATCCTCCTTAAGAAAACGATGGACGCCATCGCCGTCAAGATCATGCCGATGGTGCGAACGGCGCTCCAGCGAGTAACGCAGGTAATGATGAATATGCGCAAGGTGTTTATGGACAACCTGCCCAAGATCATCGCTACGATTGAGCCGGTCATCAAGGTAGTGTTCCGGATCGTCGAGGCTTTCATCATTTTGGTCGCCCGCGTAGCGTCCGCCCTTGGCACGGTTATTGGATGGCTGATCCGCGTTAACGATGCCACAAACGGATGGGCTGGCTACATACTTGCCGCCGCCGCCGCATGGAAGTATTTGAACCTTGCATTCCTTAAGACCCCGCTTGGTATGTTGCTGGCGTTGGCGGTCGCGGTCGCTTTACTAATTGACGACTTCTTGACATTCAAAGAAGGTGGGGACTCCATGATTGATTGGGGTTCCGGCTTCGGCGTTGTTATGCAAGTAGTGACTTCAATTCTTGCTGGAGTCCTTGCCGCGATGGTCGCTCTAAAAGTCGCGGCGGTCGCTCAAATCGCATGGATGAACACCGTCAAGGCGGTGACTATTGCATGGAACGCAGTACAGAAAGCCGCAATGGTGGCTCAGTGGGCTTGGAACGCCGCGATGATGGCTAACCCTAT